CATCGCCTTTTCGAAACGTTCTTCACCATCCTTTCTGCGTTTCTCCATAGCTGCCTTGTCGCCATAGCAGTTGTATGCTCCATCCATCTTCAAGGTACGCATTTGACATGGGCAATGAGGGTCGTTCGAGTATGGGCCTAGGCAAGCGCACAGGTTGCCAATCGTAAAGCCGCTAGTTGGATTGCTCATTTCCCACCTCGGGTCAGGATGGCGGATAGGTCGGCGATGACTGTTGCAGCGCCGCTGATAATGTCTTCGTTTTCCTCTTTGACCATCATCCCGCAGTGAAACGCGACCAATGCTTCCAGTTCACCCACCGCCACCACGTCACCCATGGTCGATAGGGCGGCTTGATATCCCTCCCACGCAATACGTGTTGCAGCTTCTTCGTACCTGCCCTGCACATGAGCGACAAGATACCCCTTACTCTCAGCCCACGTCTCAAACGCATTTCTATCTTCAATCACGCGGCTATCGGGGGGAATGGCCGTTTTTGCGGCTTGCCACGCGTTCCACTGGTTCTCGACCGTGCCGTTCACGTAGTTGTCGCCGCGATAGTCCAGCGAATCACCCACCGTGCAACCGTCCCATGGCGTTACGTACCTAGCAATCCAGTACTTCTCAAATGCCTTCCTGTATTCATCGTCGCGGCTAGCAGTGGTCATGGTCGATACTCCAATATGAAGTGTTCCGCGCCTTGGTGCTTGGCCCGTCGATAGGCTAGCCATGCTGCAAACAGACTCCGACCCGTGTACTGAGTCCGTCGGCCATTCAAGTCCGGCCAGAAGCAAGATACCGCGTACCGATAGCCCATCACGCACCTCCAGATTGTGGCGCGGCAGAGAGCATGGCAATCCAGCGATCCTTCGGGCTGCTTTCGAACCCACACGCTGCGCGTGCATCAAGCATCGCCTGCGTAGGCTCAACCGGCACGAGCTTGTATCCCTCCGGCACCGCAGGGCGGGGATTGGCGATAGCTCGCATAACCTCGGCGTGAACTTCCTCGATGAACTGAGGAGCGATCATGATGTGACGGCCAGGCCGGTTCTTTGCCTCTATCAGCACCAGGTCGAGCAGCGGTGTCTTGCTCATATCTCATCCTCCGATCCCGGCGTGACGCGCGTGATCTCAAGAAACGGCCCATTGTCCCAGCGTACATCGCTCAAGATGCGCTTAGCATCCTCCATTGAGACCTGCACGTCGGGGCGGAAGTAGACCTTGGGATTGTTCGAGATGGCTTCGTGCATGACCGCCACGCTGCGCTCAAGGGTGGTGAGGTCTTCGCTCGTGATGCGGAATGTCTTGATGCTGGTCATGGCTTAGTCATCCTCAGGTAGCGATCAAGTCCGGTGAAACGCATATCACGGTTCTTCCTCGCGTAAGCGATGACCCTGTCTTTACCGCCGCCATTAAGGGCTTCTTCGTACGCGGAACTTCCTACATCTCCATGACTATTCATGATGGCTAGCGCGTAGCAGATGGCGCACGAGAACCCATCGTCAAAATCGCTGGTCTTAATCATCACCCACCTCCCGATTCTGGAGCAGCGATGTATACGGGGACCTGCGCATCAGATAGACGCATGGGACTAATCTTGATGCCCAAAAGCAGGGCGCCGCTATCGAGCACCGCTGGGTGTACGTATCCGATGACCTTAAACCCCTGCGGTGCCGGAGGGCGGGGATGGGCGTAGAGCGGAATATCCCACGCGCTTGCGGCCACGCCACACATCCCTTCGTACCGCTCCATCTCCTTTTTGTTGCGGTCTGATATGACATTCTGCGGGTCATATCGATGTGCCCAAGCAGCAACAACCTCAGGGCGGGGATGGGCGATGGCAGCATCAGGAATGAAAGCATCCTCGTGTACGTCAATAATCTCGCCGTTTGCGGCGATGCGATACATGACGTCGATGACTTCAGCGGGGAATGCGTACCCATCATCCTCCGTCACGAACTTGCCCTTTGTTCCGGGTCGGATAGCCAAGTCACTCATCATACTTCTCCTGCCGGCAATGGCGCATCAACTTTCGGCGCGCGCAGCTTCCAGTGAAGCGGATCGGTCGAGGGACGTACTCGTTCGACCTCGCGCCCATCCATCGCAAACGTCAAGCAAACGTTGACTGATTGGGTATTCACCATTCCCCAGCCGCGATTGCGGATAGACGAAGCAATGCGCGCGGCAGTCATCGGCTCCTTCGCATCCTCAAGTATCCTCAGCACCAGCGGGCTGAGCTTCGACTTCTTGCGACCCGTATCATCAATTGTCTTCATGGCGCATCCTTCGTTGTTTGTTGTATATCGCTACACGAATCGGATCGGCTACTGCCGGGCAAGTATCCATTGAAGGCTGCAAGCGCGAACGCAAAACCAACCGCAAGGATAATGAGAACAACATAGAACCTGGCAATCCTCCATTCTTCTTTCACGTCTCACTCTCCTGAACGTTCACCTGGATGGTATTCTTTACGTTGCAGCTGTCATCCTTCGGTGATGGTGTTACTTCGTTATTGCCAAAATGTGCCCAGCCCCAGAGCAGTGTAACGAGGAAGCTGATATCGCGCATGTGGCGTTCTTGATTGTAAAGGAGACGTTTGACGTCGCCCTTCTTGCGCGCATCATCAACGCGGAAGTTCGCTTGCTTGAGCATTTCCTCACAAAGCTGCGCGATCCAAAGTGGCATCCCCGCCTTCAGGCGCGTCTTGATCGAACGACGTAGCAGCTTCTCAGCCTGCTTGGCTCCGTATGAACTCATGACATCCTCCAGTGAATCAATTCCGCAATACCCGCGTACAAAATGCTAGCGACGAAGCCGACGACGTTCGGGCTTACCGCAATCTTGAGGACGACAAGCGTCACAAGGTATAGGGTAACGCTCATGGCGACTTTACCTCGCACTCGAATACGTAGCGCATGCCTCGACCTTCGATGGTCTTGGTATAGGTCAGCGGCTTATCGATATTGCACTCATCAACCGCGCGAACAAACCGGTTGATCGATAGACCGCGAACTGACAATTGTGAGTTGATGATGATGCCGCAACCTATGAGCAAGACGGTTCCGAAAACCGCTGCTGCGATATTGACATTGCTCATCGCTTCATCTCCCGCTCAACCCATTCACTCAACGACAGGTTATTGAACTGCCGGGACCAGCCTTCAGAGTGCAACGCGCCGGCAGCGCGCTTGAGTTGAACCATTGACGCGTTCGCTTCGAGCCAAGCAAGCGTTCTCGCCTTTGCCTGAAGCTCGTCGCGTTGCTGCGCCGTCATTTGCTCTGGATAGCTCATGAGGTCTTCCCCGGATACTTGGCGCTTTGCTCATCGATCCATTCGCGATACGTTTGCTCCCCGCTAACGCGTAAGTAGTAGATGGTAGAACCAGGTTTAGCTTGGTGAGTCATCATATCGCAATTCGCTTCAATCCAGTCAAGTCGCTTCTGGTCCTTGGCAGCTTCTCGAAAAGCAGCATGCATGTAACGCAGGAAGTCGGACGTTGAGATCCGAATTTCATAGCTGTTGGGAAGCTCGACGATCTTGCCATCGAATAGCACAATCGCGTCGAGGATCGATTTGTCATCCGGGTTACGTGCCTTCCATCTGTTGAAGATCTGCACCTTGTTGTACTTGCGCATCACAGCGCCTCCATATACAGACGACGCAGATGAACAACAACGCCAGGCTTCGAATGCAACATCAGGTCGTTGATGAAGTCATTTACTTCACTACGCTCTACCTCGCCATCGTTTCCATCTTCGCCTAAAGGCAATGCAAGCAAGACCTCGCCATATCCGTCGATAGCGGCCCAGTAGGTCTTGTCGAGCCTCAACGCGCGGCGCGCGAGCCCACGGGCCTGTTCCTGCTTCAATCCCTTTCTATGATCAACCCAAGGCGCGTACACGGAACCGGGCCACTGAGCATAGATCGCACTCGCGACCCTTTCAACAAGCAATTTATCCACCATCATTTGTTCTCCACGGTGAGAGCTAATTTTACGCGCGGCCTACTGAGCAGCCTCTTCATTACATCAGTCCTCAATCTCAATGATGCGAGTACACCAGCCCATCTTTGCGTGACGTTCGATCCAATTGTCCGCGCTCGCAGCATCATCAAAGACGCGATTGTTGCCGAGGAAGTCACGGACGATGTGAATCAAATCCGGGTTGTCTGCTTCAATAAGAATGATCGCGCTCATACTTTCTCCGTCCAACGCTTGTCGCAGATCTCGCAGTGATATGCTCGCTCATAATTAGCCGTCAAATCGAATTCATCGTTGAAGCGATATTCTTGATGACTGACTGCTTCGAATGGATGAGAGCAAAGTTGTTGAAGCTGAACAATCTCTTCTTCCAATACGCTGATCTGCTGGCGACGATTCCTGATCTCGACAAGAACGCTCACAGATCACCTCCTTTTGCCGGCAGCTTCGCATTGAGCGCAGCAACCACCTCGTCTACCGTCATCGGTACGCCATCCTTGAGGATAGCAGCACCATCCGAACAAACGCCTTGGCTATACTCGCCGACATCCGCGTTTGCCGGCAGGATCGACTCGCCACGCGCATAGAGCATCATGCAAAGATTCGCTACATCGCGCGGGTCACCCTTCTCAACGTGGCTGCGTAGCATGTCGCTTAGACGCTGATTGCTGCAGATCGTTTTATCATTCCAACCACTACGGCCCTTTGCGCGGGAATTGGCCAGCTTCTTACTCATCGCTGCGCAGAAGTCCTCAAGAGCATCTTCATCTATCATCCAGCCAGCTGTTGGTTCGACCAATGCCTCATCTGCTTCATCAATCTGCTCATTGGTCAATGTGGTATTGATAACAATCGAATCGTGACTGCAATAGTCGATAGGAGGGGATTGATCGGAAGGATCTTCAGTAGTGTGCGCGCCACAATACTTACAAACCTCAACATAATTGACGATTGGTCGTTCGATCTCGTGATGATCGCAGCCTTCATCATAGCACTGCACAGCCACTTCTTTGATATCATTTGATGTCAACGTGCTGTTGCCCCACATTCCGAAGTTTCGAACCTTCCTTACCCCTCGCAACTCGTCGATACAATCGTTGAAGCCGTCACAATAATTTTGAAGCATCAGACTGTGCGCGTATCCCGAGCTATCCAGCTTCTCAGGGATACGCGCTGATGCTGATGGCGGCGCATACGCGTATTCGACGCGGTGACGGTACTTGATGATGAGTAGTTCGACGGATTCCTTCACGTACTCGGATGCATCTTCCCATTCCAGAGGAGTGCCGTGCTGATTGACGAGGCGGAAAGCGATGAAATCATCTTTGCTGCTCAGTGCTGGATCTTCATTACCAATCATCTCTGTTCTCCGATCTCTGTATTTATTTGAAGAGTTGTAGCCACAGCGTTCTGTTCGTGCATTCCTAGCTGACCTGAAACTTTTGGACTTCACAGCGTTCTGTTCGGACGTCCGTAGCTGACCCAGAACTTTCACTCGCCACAGCGTTCTGTTATTCCGACTCATGCTGAGCAAAGTATTCAGCGATTTGTTGATCTACCTTTCGGTTAATCCCGTCGAGCGCGTTCGCAAGATCTCTCAGAATTGCAGCATCCCAAGCGCCTTTGATGTTGTCATCAATGAACCAGACGTAATGCCCGGATTCACACATCACCATCTCACCGAGCTTGAGACCATTCTGGTGGCGCACTATCAAGCAATAGGCAAACTCACCTTGTACACTGAAGCGAAGGCAGCTCATTCTTCTTCCTCCTGTCGATAGCGGCGCGGCAGCTTAACATTGCCGAGCAGATACGCGCGCTTGATGTTCCAAGATTGCGTCACCGCCTTAAGATGCCGCCAATGAGCACAAGCAGGCTTTGAGCAGTGATCGTGATCAATGACGTGAGACTTCTTCGGGCATCCGACGAAGGCGAGATAACTGAGGACATGCGCCTTGTAGCGCTTGCCGAGGAAATAAGCGTGACCGTAGCGCCCGTCGCCGCCGCCCTTCCATATCCAGCACTCGCTGATGATCTCGACGCGCTCAAGGATATAGCGCTGCGCGGCAGCTATCACGATCAGCATGAAGAGCGCTTTGTACGTCGCGACATGAATCGGATCTGCCGGGCGACGGCGCGAGCTCACTTCCTATCTCTCATTCGAAACGCGCCAGTCTTCTGCTTTCGGCGATACGAAGCAACGCCTATCCAGATATCACGAATGATGTTGCCGACAACCATCGACAAGAGGAAGACGAAGCAAGCAATGAAGATCGTAATTGTGACGTGTCCCAATATGCTCAGCGCGTTCGACCAAACGTTCATCGCTCAAACCTCCTCGTAGGCGGCGCAAGGGCCGTCGTGCTCAAAGCCTCGATCACAGCGCCAGCCCTTTGGCGGATTGACGCAGCGCGCTTGCAGCGGGTTCAAGTGTTTGCGGATCACAAATGCCATGCTGTGCGCTTCACTTTTGCTCATTGGGAATCCGCCATCACTAACGTGATCCAAGATCGCGAGGACTTCAGCAACGTTGTCAGGGGAGTTTGCCAAATCTCGGTTCCAGCCTTTGCGTACAACGCCAACCTCTCGACGGTTTTGCTGATTTCTTTGCGGGAGCGATGCCAATCTTGCGTCAGCATATTGATTGATGACAGACGCTTTTTTCAATTTCTCTGCTTCTAGCCTCGTGATCTCATCATACAGTTCTGAGATCGTCGCAGCAGCTTGCGTCAGCATCATCGCACAATCGGTGGAGTTGTTGGCAGCATCAAGAAAATTCTGAGCAGTGTACATCATGGCGTCCACCCATTGATGAAGTCGTCATCGATCTTTTTCACAAATGCCTCCACTTCACGCTTGCTAGCCATTACATACTCGACGCCAGGGATGTTGCTGAGGTCGCCGATCTCCTTGGTGAAGCCTTTGCTTACCAATCCGCCCGTCGGGTAGACGTGAACGCCGAAGGCTTGATAGGTAACCGGGAGAGGCGCGGCGCTCCGCTCGCCAAAGACGATGGCAAGAGTGAGAGCTTGGTAAAGCTTGGGGTAATGCTTCTTGCTGCGAATCAATTCGCGCGCGCCAGCACAGATCTCATCGTTCATTTTCAAACGCCTGGCAGCCTCCATATACGCATCTGCGTGACGGGCAACCTCCATAAGCGTCTCCGCTCTCTCGTCAATACGTTCCATTTCATTTTCCTCAGTTATCGTTTATGGTTGATGGTACAGGCTCGATTCTACGCTTGCGACATCGAGCCTCCTATCTCATATCAGGTTGACGAAGGTACGAAGCTCCTGACGGGAATCGATGGTTGCTGCGCGCGCAATCCTCTCGTCAATCTTATCCAATTCATCATTCGTCGAGCGTGCCCGGTATACTGCTTGGTAAAGTGATTCGACGTCACGCTCATATTGCGCAAGGAGCTTATTGAACTCGATCATGCGCTTGTTGGTTCGATTGTTGAAGGACATTACCCTAGCCATGGTCCGTGTTCCTCAAACTGTGCTGAGATTAAACTCTCGCCGCGAAAGAAGCTCACCTTGGTATATTTTGAGATCCATCTACCGATAACACAGCGCAGAGAACCGCCACACTTTGGGCAAACCTTCTTGCTGAAGATGTTTTCAACAAACTGATCTATCCAACCGCACTTATCATCATAACAGCGAACATAAACCTTGAAGTCGCCAATCTTCTGCGTGACCTTAGCCATTCCTATTGTCCTTCGCGATGTGAACGTCAACGCCATAGCCAACCGAGACGAATTGAACATTGCTGCCAAGACCCCTCACCTTCTCATTCATTGAAGAAACCCACTCAGCAACTTGAGACGATACTTCAGCTGTCACCGGCATATTAATCTGAAGGATGACAACGTCGCTGCCGGCAGCGCGCTTGCCGAGAGCGGGACCGCTATCATTCGCAAAGGATGTCGCTTGAGATACCAGATCGCAAAGCGACGCTTGCTTCGCAGCGCCAGCACCATTGAGAGCAACGTCAAGCTCGCGCGTAAGGCGGCACTTGTCTTCCAGCACTTCGCCAAGATCATCGATCTGATCAAGCATACAGCCGATCAACTTGCAGTGCTTGAGATCTTCAAACCCCGGCCATTCCACGCCGTGACGAAGCGCACTGAGTTGACCATCCACCTCGCGATAAATGACATACTTGCCATCGGAAAATTCATACTTTTTCATTAGTCGATCTCCACACCCAATTTGGTTAATTGCTCATCGATCAGAGCAATGCGTTTTTCAAGTACAGCTAGCACCACAGGCTTAACAGGCTCCAGAATATCCCATTGCTGATAGCGTCCTTGGATCGTTACGCCAAGCGCACCATTGTCATTGGCACTGTTGTTGACTTTGATGTGATCAGCCCACAACGATTCGCGTTGCGTCAAAAGGGCAGCGACCTTGCGATAGTCAGAAAGCTTCATTCCGTCGTCTCCCATTTCTTACCGCAGTGGTTGCAAGTATGTACATATACAACTTCGATACGCGCTCTATACTTCCAATTCTCCCCTCGCACAAATGTAGCGTGAGGATGAGGACAAATCTCCATCTGCTGCCTAATCTTTTTACCAAGGATCAGGATCTCAGAATTCAGCGCTGCTATGCGATGCCTGATCGCTAAAGCAGTTTTTTCATCGTTTGTCAAAAGATTCATTCCTTCATCTCCTTTGATTCTGGCGGCGGCAACTCGACAGCTACGAACTCACAGCTAACGATCTTCTCGATGCCATTCTCATCTTTCCCAATCTCAACGCGAATGGTACGATGGCCATGCCTCCTGAAGGCGCGGTCTTGCGCATTGCTCAAGGTTGATTGACGAAACTCCGGTTCATCATACAATGTAAAGAATACCGATTCACTTTTCATAGTTTGTGTCCTTGTTCAATAATCTTCAGCGCGCAAGCATTGATGGTGGCGATAACTGCGACAAGCTCGTCCATCTGCCCAGCAGTCAATCGAGGATTACCAAAGCGCATGATCTCGAATTCATAAGTGCCATCGTCACCCTTGACGAGTTGGCCGAGCAGCTTCGGTCGATCAGTATCGCGGCTGCCGGCAACGAAGATGTCAATGGGTTCGCCATAGATGACGACCGCGTCAAAGTCAATATGATTGGTCATAACTTTTTCCCTGTATCGCGATGGCCCATGATGTACGTCGGGCGGCGCGAGTCGTTTGCCGGGCAGATAGCAAGGATCTTCCAGTCATCGTTCAACGCGCTCTGGATAGCTTGTGTACAAGCATCTTCCATCCAATCAATTGACTTGATCGATAGCAACGCTTCATTGTACACAGAGATCTGAATCGGACTAACCGCAGGCTCGACCTTCGCATTATGAGCTATCGCTCTAACGAAAGACTCATCGTAGTTCAGTCCACGAACCTTGCTGATGGTGATGCCGCCGATTTCTTCAAATTCTTCCTTGGTGGTTCCGATCTCAGATAGCATGCCGATGAACTGGAGGTTATAGATCCGCTCGCGATCCCCTTCAGGATAATCCCAGCCAAGCTGACGAAGCCTTGCGCCTTGTTCATCTGTCAACCCGCGCAGATAGGTTTTGACAGCATCACCATATTCAGTTCTTGCTTCAACCAGACAATCTTTCATAGCATCTCCTTCATCGCGCGCACCCAACCGATGAGATCATTGATGTCGCGCTCACCGCAATGACCGTGATGACACATGAAGCCGCCCTGATATGAATTGAGCGCTTCAGGCTCCGTGTAGTAAGTACCGGTATCCGACTTGTCAGAATGGCTTTCCATCCAAGGGCAGACGATCTCATGATATCCGGGGCGCATCTCGCCTTTATGATGCCCGAATAGCCTGATCCACTTGATAAGTCCGGCCCGCTCGACGTCGATGCCTGCGCGCGGGGGCGGCGGGGGCGGCGCTTCGCGCTTCGGGGTAAGGTCGAGACCGTAGGCAGCCGCGATATCCTCAGGCGTGTAGCGGACGTCGAGCGCGGCCTTATGCACGACCTGCGGCCAAACCTGACCCTTCGGTCCCCGGTACTTCTCCTTGCCGTTCGACGAGACCGGGAGGCGGGCTACGCGGGTGACTCCCTTCATACCCGGATCCATCTCTGCCGAGATCCCCGCGCGGATCATCTCGTTGATAAGGGTCTCGGCACCGACGATGGTAGGGATGGGCACCTCCAAGAACAACCAAGCTTGGAAGTTGCCGGGCGACGTCTCAATCAACGCGCTCGGTTCCATCTTCAAATCGCTCATGGGCAGCTTGGTGCCAAGGTCATCAATCATGACCGCGTGAAGCGCAGCAAAGAGAACCTTGCGACGATAGAATTGATTCTCAGCCGTCGCGTTGAAGCTTGACACGCACACGTAGTTGTTGGCGAAGGGGTTGAGCGTCGGCAGCGGCTTGCCGATCTTCCAAGGCATCGCCCCCCAGCGTCCGTCTTTCGACGGATCGCCCGTGAAGGAGTGAAGCGTCGCCCGCGTATTCGCCGACATATCGCGGAACAACGCATCAGCAAACTGCTTGTTGGTAAGTGTCACGCGCTGAGCCTCCCATGGTCTGTTGTCGAGGCGTTGCGTGCGTCTTCTGCCGCATTGAGTGCGTGGCATATCAAAGCAGCATCAGCGAGCGAGAAGCTTTCACACACCTGTGCGAAGTCAAAGCCGTACAGCTTAACATATGACTGGTACGGTTCTTCCTGCGTCCCAAAGTCTGATCGTTGGCTATCGACAACGCTCGCTTCAAAGCAGCAGTGAGACGATACGGATTGATGGATGATGCGATAACGATCACTCATGGCCTGCACCCCTTACAGATCTCGCGTTGCTTCTGCCAAGCCGCTGCCTCTACCTTCAACTCTCCGTGTATCCCAGTCGAATCCTTCAGCGTACCGTCAGCATTCTTGTTGAACGGGTTGAGCGTCTGACGAAAAGTCTTTGACAGGCGCAGCCTCTTGCCGCATGCGCGGCACTTACAGTTCTTGCTATCGCGCAGTTGGACGTAGTCAAATGTGATGCGCATCTTTCGGCACCTCTTCATCCAGTATCTTGAGAGCTTCCCATTCCTTGATCTCGATCATTGAGGAATGAGGAATCCATTGCAAGTAATCGTTCGTCGCGTTGCCGTGCTTGTCTGCCGCATTATCGAGGCGATACTGCAGCATTTCGTCTTCATCATATTGCTCCCAAGGCACCTGCAGCAAGAGCTTGGCCTTGGGACCGGCGACGTTGTAGTAACGCAAGGCAGGCCTGTAACCGTTATTCCCATCAATGATGCAGGGGAATCCATAGTACAAACCGGTGGCACGAAACACTTCGTTATACGACGGGCTTGCCGGCAGCGCCTTGACGGCCTTCGCCATCTCTGACGCGTTCTTGCGACGTTGATGCGGGCGATAGCTCTTGTGATGAGATTGACGACGCCAGATAGCGAGGTCAGGCGCGTCTTTGAAGGTGAAGGAGTAATTGTCACCATTGTTGCCGAAGCAATGATCAGCGCCAATCGACTCCATAAAGGGAACGACGATTTTGCGCGCTTCATCGCGCAGCTTTTGATCTTCCATGAAGGCGTCCCAGATCGGGTTGCCGGGCATAACGAGGAAGAAGCGCCAGAACATGATTACTCTCCTGTTGCCGAATTAACAGCATCGTTCGCGGCTTGCTCAACCTTGTAGCGCTCAACGACTGCCTTCATGTCTGCGATGGTCTTGTCGTCGAGCCAGCCGCTCTTAAGATCATTGAGAAACTTTTCGCCAACGCGACCAAACTCGTTCGTCAGTTCTTTCGTATACATGCTAGAGAATTCCTTTATGGTAGATCCCGCCCCTCGAATCGGGGGCGGGTATTCGTGAAGACGCAATTGTAGCTTAGAAACTGCCGTTGTCGGTCGAAGCCGTGCTGCCGTCGGTTTCCGCGCCATGATCGACGCGAACCGAGTTGTTGCGCACGGACTTGCTGAACTGAGCGGAGAGCTTGAACAGTTCCGCGTCGGTAACCGGACCCTTGCGAGTCAGCTTCCAACCGCGCCAGCTACCCTGATCGTTCTGCTCAGCGATGGTCTCGGCATGGAAGATATGAGCGAACGACGGCGGCGTATAGATGCCACCTCCACTGTCCTTGGCCTTGTACGTATCCAGCTGCGTCATCAGCATCTTCGACTTCTTGATCTGCGTCGAAGACATCGACAGCACCGCAGGCGTCGCAACCCCATCGCCATTGATAACCATCACGTAATGGATACGCGTATCGCGGATCAAGTCGCCATTGTCAGCAAACAGCTTGCCTTCAACGTCCTTGAACTCGCCAGTCGCCTTACCCGCAACGACTTCGTCAACCGCAAGCTCGCCCTTGAAGCCGCCGCCTTCATCTCGCGGAGCCCAGCGCAGGAACGCGCGACGGAAGCCGCAGAAGACGATGTCAACACCATCCTCGTCCTTGAAGATCTGACCGGTGCTCGTCAGGAACAAATCGCCGACTTCGAGATCCTGGTCATACAGGTCATTGTCCTTATCGACCTGCGGGGACATCTTCTGCGCGATGGCGAGGAACGGTACAGCGAAAGAATCGCTATCCGTATTCTCCATGCCGCCGCCAGCGTACTGCGACATGTCGATGCCTTCGAGTGCCGGCAGCTGATCATTCTTGACGACGTCAGTGCCCTTCGACTTTTCCTTCACAGCGACGGTCTTGCCCGGCGCGGTCTTCTTTGCAGTTGCCATGTTCTTGGATCCTTTGATGGGTGGTGTTAGACGAGATTGATTTTGGAAGCGACGAACCATGCACTGTCGGCGCCGCCCTGACTGTTCTTGTATTCGACATAGTACTGCGTCGGAAAGTCACGATACTGGGCAACGCCATCGATCACACCGACTTCGCCAGAAACGACGAGGGAAACGTTATCGCCGAGATTGAACTCATTCATTTTGAATCCTTGCGTAGTTGAGTTGGTGATGCGTCAATTAACCGATGAACTGGCCGCGACTCGGATCGTCGCCATTCTTCTTGTCCTTCGCCGCGATCTCCGCGTCCACATCGCTGAGCTTCTCAGCATCAGCAGCCTGCGAGACAGGAGGAACTTCCGGGGCGGGCGGCGGCGCAACGTTCTGGCCCGCTGCCTGCGCGCCTACGGCCGTCGCGGAAGCCCCGGCAGCCAGAAGTTCGGGGGATACGTCCGACTCGCTCTGCACGCCGCCAGAGGCGATCTCCGCCAGCTTCGACTTCAGGTTATTGATGGTCGCTTCCTTCGCCGCATCTGCTTCGGGGTGCATGAGATGATGCATGCGGGTCTTCAGCGAGTGCGCCAGCTTCTCGATCTCGTTAATGATGAGGTCTTCCAGTTCTTTCAATTTCTCATTCACGGTCTTGTTCCTGTGGTTGGTGGTAATGCCCGCTTAGGATTCGCTCGGCAGCTTGCGGGTCAGCGCTGCGATCTTTGCATCTTTCTTCTTGCTACGCTTATCAAGTGCCGCCATCGCTCGACGCTGGAAACGGTTCCCATTGTCGCGCAAGTCACGGCGCTCACTCTCGACCTTATCTTTGATAGCTTCCTTTTCAGAGATCGATTGTAGCGAGCCGTCAACAATTGCCTTGCTGATGTCTTTCATCTTCACTACCTCACTTCTTCTTCGGCTTGACTTTGGCGATGTTGTAGGCGCGTGCTCCAAACAACTCTGCCGGGAAAACAACCTTGGATTCCGTATCGGTCATGCGCTCCTGTACGAATGCCTTCAGCGTTTGTGCATGGATCGTTTGCTCAACATCAACCTCGATGCCTTTCTTGCGAAGCTGCTCAGCCAGCTTCTCTGCCTTGTCCTTCTCTCCGCGACCGAAGTGAACATCAACATTGAGCTTGAGCAATCCGCCATACTCGTTCGCAACCAGCCAAGCATACGCAGAAGGCCGATTGATAACAGCTATGCTAGCCTGATACGCAGAAGCGCGCTCTACAATCAAGTCATCTGTCTCAAACTTCTTGATGCCAACCGCCATCATCGCCATCGGCAAGTCTTCTTCTGAGATGACACGCAAGACTTCCTTTGCCGCCTTCAAGTCATCTTCAATCTTGGCGACGTTGAGTTCCGCTCGATGCTGGAGCACGGCCAATCGAGAGATTGCCGCAAACGCAGAATCAGACGTATCCAATTTCGGCTCATCACCGATCCTCTCAGCGACCTTATCAACGTTGGAGACTTTCTTACGCGCGGCCATTATCGATAGTCTCCATCGCCCTTGATCTTGCCTTCGTCGAGACGCTTGCTCAGCTTCTTCTGATTCGCATTGAGAGCGTCCACTACGAGGTAACCCGAGAGGTACAGCTTTGCAAATACCCAGCTGAGGACTTCTCGCAGCGAGTTGTAGGCGTCAGCATTCTTGAGGATGCGCTTGTTCTCATCCCAAGTCTCACCATCACGCATACGCTTCTTCTCGATACCGCTGATGATGGCGATGTTGACGAGAAGATTGCGCGGACCCGTGAGGCTGAAGCGATGCTGAATCTGCGTCTTGGAGATCACTTCACTGAAGCGAAGGCCAAGGACATTCGTGGAATAGCGCGCAGCGTACCAAAGCACGTCGCCGACTTCCGCGAGTACAGCATTTGGATCGGCGTTGTCGGCAGCACGCTGAAGCTCGCCACATTCATCCGTCAATCCGAGCGCAAGATAGCAAGCCTCAGCGGTTACCGGATATTGCGCAACATCATCCGTCCACTTCGCATAGCTATCGTATGCTTCCGCAATTGATGCCTTCGTTTCTACCGTATTTGCATTCACTTCCATTCTCCTTTATACCAAATTCTCAAGTCTGTATACGTGATAGCTGCTCATCTGGTTGTCCCACTGGAGCAGGTTCATACAACCATTGCCGCGACGTGCAATGATAGCCGAGGCAACTGCCATCACAGTCGGGCTTCCCATCGGCAAAAGGTAATCCTCCGGTTGATAGTTAAGTTCATTGAGACGCTGCTTGATGATACGTGTCACTTCCGCTGCTGCGTAAAACTGCGAACCTGCCGGCAGCAAGATTTCGATCTCACCCCACGCTGTTGCGGGCGCAATGTTGACGGTCGGCACCCACAGTTTGGTATCGTGATCCTTCCGCGACGGGATCTGGGTGACGAATACTCGCGGCTTGTGGCTCATAGCTTATTGTCTCCTGTGACCATGTCGGCCATCTCTTTCTTCATTTGATTCGAACGAGTGATCTGACCATCAATGCTATCGACTGCCTCCAGATCGTAGTAGCGAACGCCACGGTCGTTGTCCTGACCGATGCGGTGATTGCGGTCCTCTGCTTGCAGTCGATCCTCCAAGTTGAACGAATTGCTGTAGAAAAACGACGTCTTGCCGGCATTGAGCGTTAGGCCGGTGCCGCCGCTTTGCGGGTTGCCGACGAAGAAGCGACACTTGCCTGACTGGAAGTCGTCGAGCGCTTGCATGCGATTCTTCTTCGCAACGAGTCCATCATAACGAACAATCTGCCGGGCATCGTAGCCTTCCTGAAGGCATTCAATGATCTGATCAATTTTGTCGCGATGCGGAGCCCAGAAGATAATGCCGCCATCAGCGACGTCCTGTACCGTCTCCATCAACACAACGTTGCGAGGGTTATCCATCACCTTCTTGAAGATGCGCAAAACCGATTTGTCTTCGAGCTTCGTATAGCCGCAGGTGATCTGCTGAAGCTTCGCCATTGCTGAGAGCTTGTTCTGAACGATAAGTTCGCGCGCATTGCTCAGTGCGGTTTCTTCGTCGAGTCCAATGCGACGTCCAGACGCGACGATCTGGGCAATGAGGTCGCCGATCTCCGCGCGCTTTTGACGTTCCATCTGATCGTACAGCTGGCGCTGCCGGGGCGTCATCTCGAACGGAATCGTGTCGTAGATCTTCGCAGGCAAGTCCAGACACTCGCTCTTGAGGACGCGATAGGAGTGCTTTGAGATAAGACGCTGGAGCTTGTCGAGTTGACGATAGATCGGCCGACCTTCCTCGTCGCGCGCCTCGATCTGAGGCTTTCGCTTCGACGGGGATCCATCCTTCTTCGCCCAAGCGCCAGCTTGCAGCTTACGCACAAGATAGTGATCGTCAGGCAGCATCTCCGCATATTCGCTTTTGAAAGCGACGTAGCTGTCGGTGCGGAGAATGGAAGGATCGAGGAAGTAGTATTGCGGATAGACGTCGAACGGTGCGCGCGTTGATGGGGTACCGGTCATGATGCGACGAACGACGAATCGACGACGGCGCTTGGTGATCTCTACGGTGCGGTTGGCCTTTGGGTTCTTGATGCGCTGAGATTCGTCAACCGCTCCCATTGCGCGGAACGTTTGAGTAAATTTCTCAAACAACGCAATGCCGTCCTTCGACGACAGCGCTTCATAGTTCATCGTCAGGATGCGCAATGGACGAACCTCACCTTCAGGCGTCGGCTCGAAAAGCTCATCAATGGTTGCTTTGTGACGCTTCGTCGCACCAGCGCTGAAATACGCGCAAACTCGCGGGCACCAATCGGGTAGATGCTTCTCAATCTCTTGGGTGATCCATTTGATGTGGACACCATTCGGCGCAAACACCATCAACGCATCAATCTTGCCTTCGCCCCAGCAACGCGCGGCATCGTCAATGATCACCTTCGTCTTACCAGTTCCTTGCTCCATCAGCAGGGCATAGAATTCTTTGCCCTCAAGCAAGTTGAACGCTTTAAGCTGATGAAGCATCGGCTTCGTCTTAAATCTCACGTTGTGACTCCATCCGTTATTCGTTCTAGGTCGGGAGTCTCCGCTAACCGGCCAGCGAAGGGAAGCTCAATTCTATGACGGCCCCGGCAGCACGCTTCGTTCGCCTGCCGCGCGCCTCCTTCTTATAGAGGCATCCGCTAGCCTTCCCTTCCGGGCGAGAGGCGCCTAGGCGCGTTCCCGGGGCGACGCTCGGGCGGTCCTAGAACGCTAGCCAGATGGGATAGACCATTTAGCGTGGAAAATTTTTGGGCCTCTCTTGTCTTTTGATGAATAATTGGGGGATAATTGACTCATCGGTCGGGAGAAGCCCGGACGAGATAACTCATAAAGGATCGCCGCCATGAACCTCCAGTCCCTCAACTCCGCTATCGCTAAGGCCCATAGGAACGTTTCCTTGGTCGTAGTTAACGGGGTGACGTTCTTCGAGATGAAGAAAATTGATGGTTCGGTTCTGCGCCAATTCGCCTCCTTTATGAGCCTTGGCGCCTATACCCGCCAAGAGTGGATGAAGATGGTTGCCGAATTCGCTTCCAATAAAGCTTAATCGACCCGCGCCCTTCGGGGCGCGTCTTTCCCCTACCCAAGAATTCATAAAGGATCGCCGCCATGTCTCTCGACCTCGAAACACTCGTCACCGGCCAGCGCGTCGGCCTTCGCTTCGACTCTCCCGGTTCGCGCCATAACAACGTGCGGTACTTCGCCGCTCGCGTCCTCAAGGTCTCAAAGACCCGGGTAACGGTTGTCTGGACGAACGCGGCTGACGTGACGACGACGGACGTCTTCACGATGCGCAATCGTCGAGTTGGCGATGGCGGCGGAATGAGCTACTATCGCGGCCCCATCGTCGTCTCAGCTGAGCATTTGGAAGAAGGCAAGAAGCATCAGCGCGCGCTTCGTGCCGAGGCAGCCAAGCAAAATGAGCGTGTCACCATCCTTCAGGATCTTGAGCGCGCAGCCCGCAACAACAATGAAGAAGCTTTCCGCGATCTTCTCGCGAAGCTCAATAGCCGGGAGTACGTGTGATGCCCAAGAAGAAAGCTC